TGGTTTAGGAGTGTTCATATTACTTCTTCTTACCCATTTTCTTCATAACCATCTTCTTGGCTGACTTTTTGGCTGCTTTCTTAGCCATAGCCTTACCTTTTGCTGTGTATGGGAATTTCTTTCCGTCTACGTTTGGCATTATATTTGTCCTATCTCTTTCATTATGGTTGCGGCTTTTGGAGTTATATCTTTAGTCTTAGGCATAGTGTCCGCATCATACGCTTTACCTAATACTTCTGAAGCCCTATGCGCTTCTTGTACATGACGCATAGTTGTTCCTGCTGGTTGTATTCCTTGTGCTCTTGCATCTCTATAAGCCTGTAATTCAGAGGTCCATTTCTTATCTGAAATATCTCTCTTAGCATCTCCAGAATTCATCTGAAGTCCTAAACCTTTACATCCAAAACATCCATCTATTGCAACTGGATGATGTTCCCAGTGTTTCATATGTCCCCTTATACTGCTGTAAAGTTTGCTTCTGTTACTCCTACGCCACCAGCAATTAGTGCTGCTTTAGTAGCATCATTAACTACATGTTTATGGCCACCAAGATAAAACTCTTGGTAATCATCCATCGATTCATCAAGAACGTAACGAACTCTTGAATATACTCCGCCACTCTTAGCAATACTAATGCCTTTGCGTAATTTTGCAAAGTAAAATAAGCGGTGTGCGCCAGATGGACCTTCTAGTACATATGGTGTTTCAAAAACATAATCTGCCATTGTTCTCCTTAATGAACTTACTCCGTAGTAGGAATATTTCTACTCCTACTACAGCGTCAATCAACTAAGCGATTGAAGAACCTGATTCGATTCTGTATAGTGCCTCTTCACGGTAGCGTGCAAAGCCAAGTACGCCGTACCAACCCATTGGGCGGTGACGCATTAACTTGTCAACTACTGGTCCGATAACTACATGTGGCTCTTCGGCAACTGCCTCAGCCAATGCCTGTTGTCCAGCAAGGATTGTGCGGTACACCTTTGCAGATGAAGCACCGTCAGTTGCTGTGTACAGACGTGGAGACTCTACGAAGTATGCACCCTCGTATGTTCCAATTTCTCCTGCCCAGATACGGTCTTGAACAGAGCCGTATTGGTTAGGAAGCAACCATCCTGCTGAACCTGTCTCAGCACGTAGGTCGTGGGATACCTCTGGGTGGATACCAGCCCAGTATAGTGAACCCTTACGAGCAACGGCCTTGCCAGCACGTAACTTAGCAACAGCCTTACGGATGTTAGCAGAAGATAGTGTTGCAGCAGCGGTTACAGTTGCTGTTGAAGTTGCAGTTGAACCTGAGTAGATTACGTTTGTTCCGCCACGCAATGTTGTCATTGCTACGGAGTCAATAGAATCTGCAAGGTTGAATGCAATAATGTTTGCGATTGCTGGGTCTACATCAGCAAGGCTGAATAGTTCCAACGCACGTGTTACCAACACTGAGTTACCGTACTCTGCAAGAGTAATGGTTACTGAGGTTGGTGTGGACATTGCTACTGCATCTGGGTCAGTATCCTCAGTGAGGGCTGTAGTTGCAGCAGATAGGTCAACATAGCGTTGTAGAACAACTGTTGAACCAGGGATTGCTTGGCGTGCTGGACGCTTGTCTGCAACTGAGCGAATTAACGGCTCAGAGCGAAGAGCGAATTCAAGAAGACGGTCATACGCCTTCTGAACTAAACCAGCAGCACCTGCGGTTCCTCCTAATGAGGACGAACCAGTTGATACGAATGCGTTAGGCATGCGTTTACCTCCAGGTAATTAATAACGGAATTTTATTGTGAGCGGAGTACATCCAATAATGCATCCATCGAATCTGCATTATCAATGCGAAGATTTAAGTCTTCTGCTCGGTCTGGGGTTACAGCATTAGATGTTAGAACGTCCTGTTGACGCAATGCGGCACGGTCTTGTTCTGACGCTCTAGGCTCTTCCTTAGCGATAGTTAGTCCAAATAAGTCTGCGTTATCATCAAGCCAGTTATTAACTGACTCTTCGCTAACATCATCCAAATCTTTAAGAACTAATCTAGCCGCTTTGGCGTTAACACCCTTCTTTTCTAGGACTTCTTTGACTGTACGCTCACGCTGCGACTTGGATAATCCCTCAAGTTGCTCAGTGAGTTCTTTGATACGCTTTTCATCGTTACGCTTGGCTTTCCGCAATTTTTTAAGTAAATCGCTTCCATCCATTTGTGTACCGTTGTCGGTATCTAGGTCGTCTTCGTCTTCATCCCAGTAGTTGTTGCTCATAGCAACCCACCCTTCTATTCGTTGTAGTCGCAAGCCTCAGATTCTGGTCGGGGAACCAGCCTGGCTCTTGCTATCGGTCTAGTACGCTATGTGAGGCCGATGGATTCACATAGGATTCTATTATATTAGTCCTGCAGTTCTATCTTTAGAAGCAAACCTTCCAGATGAACCTTTATATCTTCCGATTTCTAATTGCTTTAATCTTTCAATTTCATTTAACTCTTTTTCGCTTTTATCAAATACGGCTTTTTGTGCCTGTTGTGAGGTAAACTCAAGATTGCTGAACTGTGCAAGAGTGTTTGCTCTTTCAAGGTTCTTAACTGTGCCAAAGCCAGTAAGTGCATCTTGGTAACTAAAACCCATATTAGCAATGTTCTGACCTTGCTCAAGTCCAATTCCTGCAACTCCTTGTTGTCTTGCTGCAGACATTATGGATACTGATTGAATTTTATTTTTAAGTTTTGTCGCACCTTCAGGACCAGTAAGAATTGCTGTTGCTATGGATGCTCTGTCTACGCCAGGGAAGTAAGTCTGAAGGTCTTGCTTCAATGCTGCTGGAGCATAATCAATGGAGTTGAATACATCGCTGATTAGGTTACCAACTTCCAGTACAGACTTTCCTTTACCAATTACTTTTCCAATAAACTTTTGATTTGCTATATCTCCAAGACCTGCTTCTCTCATCAAGTCACCCATTGCTTGCTCTGACTTAATGTATTCAGCAATACTAGGAACCTCTATAGCCATTCCAGCCTGTTGCAATTTTTCTAATTCAAATATTCCTTCAAATCTACTTGTAAACTCAGGAATAGCGTTTTGTTGTTTAGCGGAACGTAAAGCAAGATTTATTGACTCTTGAATGTCTGAGCCAGATTTATAGAACCCAGAAACCAAATCAAAAAGTTTTGTAACATATGCTTGACTTGCTTCGGCTTGTCCAAAGATTAAAGCAAATGTATTCTTAAAAGTATCTGACGCTAAAGTTCTTTCAGTTAAACTTTTATCTTCTACAGGGGCAGCGACAGTCTCAAAGTCACCATAATAGAATCCACCATTACCATCATTAAATTTCATTCTGCGTTGTTTTTTATCAGCAGAGTATTCCCATCCCGCAAACGTCCCATTTACTGGGAATTTATTTCCATCAGGAATTACGACACCGCCGCCATCTACTATTGGTTCTGGCGTTGGTGTTGGAGTAGGAGTAGGAGTAGGTGTTGGCGTTGGGGTTACAATTTTAGGTGTAGTTGTAGGTAAAGTTTGACCAGGTTTCGTAATTCTGGTTTCTAAAGGATTTCCTAAGCCATAAGTAAATGTTGACGGTGTTGCAGCCTTGGCTGGTGTTGCAGCCTTGGCTGGTGTTGCAGCCTTGGCTGGTGTTGCAGCCTTGGCTGGTGTTGCAGCCATTCCAGATAATGGGTTATAAGAAGTAGTTTTGGTTTTAGCAGGAACTCTGCTTTCCCGTTGATTTGCGTTAGGTGTTGCCATTAGATAGCACCCATTGCCTGTCCTAGACCAGTTGCTGCGTCTCTAGCAAAGTTATTAAGAGTTTCTGTGTACTGTGCTCTTTTGTCATTTAGAGCAGCACGTTTAATGTCTGCATAATTCATAGGTATGTCTCCAGACTGAGAAGTGAGCCATTGGTTAATAATAGGTTCATCCTGCCACTTTATTTGACTAACATCCATTTCCCAAGCATCTGCTAATATTTTAACTGCTGGGTTTGAGATTTCTGATACTGTAAGTGTAGGGTCAGATTGAAGTCTAGGTGCAAGATATGGATGTTCTTTAGAGGCAATTTTTTGCAAGTCTACAATGTATTCAGCAAATGTTTTCTTACCCATGGCAATTAACTTTGCATCAGCAGCAATTTCGGTTTCGCTTTTGCCTATGATGTACATATCTTTAACAAGTTGCTTTGTCTGCTGTAGTACTGCTACGTTCTTAGAACCTAGAGCCTTTTCATCTTTAAAACTAACTTTTGCCCAAATATATTCAGAAGCAAATTCTTCTGGCTTAAAAAATGATGGGTATTGAGTAGTTAGGGTATTTTGAAGTTCTTGCTGAATCTTCTCTACGCTAGCACCAGTACCAACCTTGGTTGAGGTAGATTTTACGACTGTCTCAATTTGCTTACTTTGTTCTTTATTAAACTTTTTAATAAAGTCTTGAACATCGGTTTCACTAATTATACCAGTATATCCATTAGCCAGTGCTACTTTCTGTAGCAAGGTTTTAGCAGCCGTTGAATTTAACTTGGTGATACTCTTGTTTGTACTAGTTGAAGACGTAGGTGAAGATGAACCGCCTAAAAAACCAGCAATTAGTTGCTGAACTTTAGCGTCTAGTTGTGCTTGTGTCTCGCCTGCCATTAATCAACCGCCTTTAAAGTATCGTTGTCAAAGTATATTTTAAGCATTGTCTGTAGTTTAGGATGAAACGCTGACATATTAGTATCAAGATAGGACAAATATGCTTCCTTGAATTTGCTCTTTCTTGGGTCTCTATCTTGAAAGGTTTGGTAGACCTTTACGACTTCATCACGTAGCGTCATAAACATTCTTACATCTTGCCAGTAATCTGTTGTTCCGTGCTTATCCATAAAGTCTTTATTGCTAACAATTAACTTGAATGCTCTAGCATAATTATATGAATTATCGCCACGAACACCAGCAGAGTATTCATCAAACCAAGCCTGGCTCTCGTCTTTAAAGACAGTCTGTGCCAAGGTAGACAGATAATCTATCATTTCTGGATGTGAGCGCCATGATTTGCCATCTGTAATCTTTGCTTTCAATGCATCTTTAACAGCATTGTACCTATCCCAAAGAATGCTCTTCTGACGTTGAGTATCTTCTTCTGCGGGGGTTAACTTCATGTCATTAACTAATTTACTTGTACCAGGCAGTTTAAGTTTTGGGTCATTAAGAAGTTTAGATATAGCAGTATTTCTATCTTCGATCTTGTACTCAATATCGGCGCCAAGAAGTCCGACTAAAGACACATCTCCATCTTTAAGATTAGCAA